GAAGAAGCACATGCTTGTATCGTATCAGTAGAAGGGGAACAAATGGAAGTGGGTCTAGCTCCATGGATTCCTTATGCAAAGGATTTTACCTTTGACATATCAAAAGTCAGAGTAGTGGCATGTTTTGAACCTAGACCAAACCTTGCAACAAACTACAAGGTATTAACTGGAAATAAATAATGGTAGATTTTACATCAAAAGTGCTTAACGCACAAATCAAACAGGCTGATGCAATGATTGAGAAACACAAAATCAATGTAGAAGTCCTCACAAAAAATGCAGTAGGTGTTGCAGAACATCCCGACACAATGGAAACAGTAGAGAAAGAATTAGAAAGAATTTCATACTGGACAGATATCAAGTCGGCTGCTCTAAATAATTTCGATTTCGAGAACAAAAGAACATTGACAGAATAGACCCACTGTAGTATAATTACTGTATGGATTTCTACACAAATGTCTGTCGAACACGCGACAAAATACTCGTAAAAGGTTATCAAGGTAAGAAACAGGTTCAAATGTCTGTGGACTACCGTCCAAACCATTACGTCCCAACAAAAAAACCTTCTGCATTCAAGTCATTGGATGGGAAGAACCTTGAGGCTGTAAATCTCAGTTCGATGGGTGGTGCAAGAAAGTTCCGTGAAAAATTTGCTGGAACAGCAGGAATGGAAATCCATGGATACGATAGATACATCTATACATATATTGCAGACAAGTTTCAAGGTGATATTAAGTATGACCCAAAGGTTATCAAGATTGCAACACTCGATATTGAGTGTGAATGTGAAGATGGGTTTCCCGAACCCATGCAAGCTTTCGAGAAGGTCAATGCAATTACAATCAAACCATTTAGATTCATGGCTCACACATTCGGGATTGGGCCGTGGGATGACAAACCAGCGAACGTAACATATCATGAAGCACAGGATGAGAAAGACCTACTTGAACAGTTCATCAAGTACTGGAGAAAAGAAAAGTTCGACATCATTACTGGGTGGAATGTTAACACTTTTGACATTACTTACCTTTGTAATCGTGTGGACAGAGTCTTCGGCTCAGAATCACATAAAAAGTTTTCACCATGGAACATGTGTGATATCAGAGAATTCAAAACCAATTGGGGGTCAACCCAACAGGTCTTCAACCTTTACGGAATAAATGTAATTGATTACCTAGAACTGTACAAAAAACATACATTCGTAAATCAAGAGTCTTACAGACTAGACCACATTGCACAAGTAGAATTAGGTAAAGCCAAGGTGAGTTATGAAGAGGAAGGTTCTCTTCATCATCTATACAGACTAAACTATTCCAAGTTCCTTGCATACAATGTAAAGGATGTTACCCTTGTAGAAGACCTAGAAGACAAACTAGGATTGATGGAATTGATTCTTGCAATGTCTTATAATGCAAAATGTAATTACAATGATACATTTGGTATGGTTAAGTATTGGGAGACAATCATCTACAACTTCCTCAAGGAACAGAAGATTGCAACACCACCACAGAAACTATCACAGACAAAGGGTGATAGAATTCAAGGTGCATATGTCAAAGAACCTATCGTGGGTAAACATGAATGGGTCGTCTCATTCGATTTGAACTCACTGTATCCACACATCATCATGCAGTATAATATCTCACCCGAGAAGATGCAAAGAGGATTGACTGATACATCTGTAGAAAAATTATTCAACAAAGAAACGATTGTTGATGGCGCACTCGGTATCACACCAAACGGAGCTAGGTTCTCTAACGACAAACAAGGATTCCTTCCCGAACTTATGCAGAAGTTCTATGACGAACGTAAGATGTGGAAGGGTAAAATGATTGAGTATCAGAAGGAACTGCAAACTTGTACAGATAGGAAACGTAAGAACGAACTCAATACATTAATCAAACGTTCTTACAATAACCAACAGGTTAGAAAGATTGCACTCAACTCAGCTTATGGTGCTTTGGCAAATCAATACTTTGCATTCTTTGACCCACAACTTGCAGAGGCAATCACATTGTCGGGTCAGTTGATTATCAAACATGCAGAGAAGACAATCAATGATTGGTTGAACACCACACTCAAGACAGATGAAGACTATGTTGTTGCAATGGATACTGATTCTGTTTACATCACACTAGACAAACTTATACAGAAGGTAATGCCTAATGAAACTAATAAAACCAAAATCACAAACTTCATCGACTCAATTGCAAAATCCCACATGGAAGAAGTTCTTGATGAGGGCTTCAGAGAACTTGCAGAGTACACCAATGCCTACGAACAGAAGATGGAAATGGGGAGAGAGGTCATCGCAGACCGTGGGATTTGGACTGCAAAGAAAAGATACATCCTCAACGTCATCGACAACGAAGGAGTCAGACTAGCCGAACCCAAACTCAAGATGATGGGTATTGAGACTGCAAAGTCCAGTACACCACAATGGGTCAGAGGTAAACTTACAGATGCATTCAAGATTGTGATGCAAGGAACCGAAGAAGAACTATGGGATTTTGTTGAAGGTGCTCGTATGGACTTCCGTAGGTTACCACCCGAAGAAATGTCTTCACCAAGAGGTTGTAATAATCTCGGACAGTATGCAGACCCAACAATGATTTACACCAAGGGTACACCCATACACGTACGCGGTGCCTTACTTTACAATCATCACCTAAAACAAAAGAACATTCACAAACGTTATGAGTTGATTAAGAGTGGAGAGAAACTACACTTTACATATCTCACAACACCTAACCCAATCAACGAAAACGTCATATCATTTCTAAATGTGTTACCAAGAGAAATGGACTTACACAAGTATTTGAATTATGACATGCAATTTGACAAGTCATTCATAGAACCATTGAAGGTGGTTATAGAAAAGATTGGCTGGAATGTAGAACCAGTTGCCTCGCTTGATTCGTTTTTCGGATAAATACTAATATGGCATATAGTAAAGAAGTAGTAGAGAGATTTGAAGCCGTACTCCAAAACCCCAAAAAACACTCCGTTGGTTCTCTAGACAGAGATGACCCTCATGTTGCAACAGGACTTGCAGGCGCACCAGCTTGTGGGGATGTGATGCAACTTCAATTATTATTAGATGACGAAGAAAAAATCATTGACGTAAAGTTTAAGACTTATGGTTGTGGAAGTGCAATTGCAAGTTCATCTATGTTTGTTGATATGATGATGGGTAAAACGATAGAAGAAGCAAAACTAATCAAAGATAAAGATATTGCAGATGCATTAGACTTACCACCAATCAAATTACATTGTAGTGTGTTAGCCGAAGATGCAATCAGAAGAGCGATGATTGATTACGATACAAAATTGTCACATCGCAGACATAATTATCCTAAATAAGTTCATGGCGACAAAGTTTAAACAAAGTGAGTTTCACGTAACAATTTCGAAAATAGTAGATGGCGACACAGTTGATGTCGATATTGACTTAGGCTTTTCTACAGTTCTAAAAAAACAAAGAGTGCGTCTTATGGGAATAGATACCCCCGAGTCACGTACAAGAGATTTAGTGGAGAAATTATTTGGTAAAGCATCTAAGAAACATCTTACACATCTTTTATCAGAAGGTGATATTACCCTCGTATCTCACGACAAAGGAAAATTCGGAAGAATACTTGGAGAACTATTCGTCAATAAAGTGGACTCAGACGAAGACTGGATGGATGAATCAGAAGGACATCAGACATTCGAATCTACTGAAAGAGTATCAGTCAATAAACAAATGATTCTTGACCATCATGCAGTAGAATATACTGGTGAGAACAAGGACACTACTACAGAACGTCACATGGAACATCGTAAACTTCTCGTAGAGAAAGGAACTGTTACCCAAGAACAGATTGATAAGGTAAGTTAGAATGATGATTATTACTGCTATGGACTGTTTTTATATAGCGATGATATTAACTATCTTTGTCTTTATAATCCACTTGGAAGTAAACGTATCAAAGCTTACATCAATGATGAAAGAGCATACTAAGTTTGATATGAAGATGTCAGAAGTTGGAAAACAACTTACAAAAATAGAAAAAAAACTATAAAACCCCCTTGTCGAATCTCCAACTATATACTATAATAGGTATACATTATGGAGAAGTGTTATGTCATTTATTAAAGATTTAGTAAAAGCATCGGGAAACGAATATGCAAATGTAGTTTCCGACGGTGTTGCAGCTGGGGATGTTGATACCTTTGTAGACACAGGTAGTCACATTTTCAATGCATTATTAAGTGGTTCACTATACGGTGGACTTCCCGACAACAAAATTACTGCAATCGCAGGAGAATCAGCAACAGGTAAAACTTACTTTGCATTAGGCATGGTAAAACAATTCCTATCTGATAATCCCGATTCTGCAGTTATATACTTTGAGTCTGAGTCAGCAATATCAAAAGATATGATTGAATCTAGAGGAATTGATTCCAATAGAATGGTAATCGTACCAGTTGTTACTGTACAAGAATTCAGAAATCAAGCAATCAGCATACTAGATAAGTATGCAGAAACCCCAAAATCCAAACGTCCACCTATGATGATGTGTTTAGATTCACTTGGTATGTTATCAACTACTAAAGAAATTGAAGACACTGCAGAAGGTAAAGAGACAAAAGATATGACGAGAGCCCAAGTAGTAAAAGGTGCATTCAGAGTATTGACTCTTAAACTAGGACGTGTTGGTGTTCCTATGATAGTTACGAACCACACATATGATGTGATTGGTTCTATGTTCCCTCAGAAAGAAATGGGTGGTGGTAGTGGACTCAAGTACGCTGCATCATCAATCATTTATCTTTCAAAGAAAAAAGAGAAAGATGGAACAGAAGTTATCGGAAATATAATCCACTGTAAGAATGCAAAGTCAAGATTGACAGTTGAGAATAGAATAGTGGATGTTAGACTTTCTTATGAGAAAGGATTGGATAGGTACTATGGTCTATTAGACATGGCACTTGCATTTGGCGTCTTTACAAAAGAAGGAACTCGTGTTAAACTACCTACAGGTAAAACCGAATTCGGTAAGACAATTAATAACAATCCCGAGAAACACTTTACCCCCGAGGTGATGGGACTTCTCGAAGAGAAAGCACAGGAATATTTCAAATATGGAAACAGTGAGACTAGAACAGACGATACTGAACAACCTAGTTCAGAGTGAAGAGTTTGCAAGGAAGGTAATACCATTCCTTAAGGAAGAGTATTTCTCCGAGTCGGACGAGAAGACCGTGTTCAACGAAGTAGGTTCCTATTTCGACAAGTACACTAAACCACCTACAGTGGAAGCACTTCTCATAAATCTAGATAACAACTCGTCACTCAATGACAGTGTTTTATCTAGTGCAAAAACTATTGTAGATAGTATTAGTAAGGACAAAGAAGACACACCAATCGATTGGTTGGTGGAAGAAACTGAAAAGTGGTGTCAAGATAGAGCAATCTATATTGCAGTCATGGACAGTATCGAAGTCATCGACAAAAAGTCCCAACGTTCGACTGGAGAAATACCCGACCTTTTAAAAGAAGCTTTATCTGTATCGTTTGACACTAACATTGGTCACGATTTCATTGAAAACTCAGATGAGAGATTTGATTTTTATCACACTGAAGAAGAGAAACTTCCATTTGATTTAGAATATTTCAACAAAGTTACCAAAGGTGGATTACCAAACAAAACTCTAAACATATGTCTTGCTGGTACTGGTGTTGGTAAGTCATTGTTCATGTGTCATATGGCATCTGCAAACTTAATGATGAACAAGAATGTACTTTACATTACATTGGAAATGTCAGAGGAAAGAATTGCAGAGAGGATTGATTCAAATACATTGAACATTCCTATGAAAGATTTACCCGACTTATCTAAGAAACAGTTTGATAAAAAGATTGATAAAATCAAAGAGAAGACACAAGGTAAACTTATTGTAAAAGAATATCCAACTGCATCAGCTCATGTAGGTCACTTCAGACATCTACTTCAAGAGTTGAATATCAAGAAAGATTTTAAACCCGATATGATTTATATCGATTACCTAAATATCTGTGCAAGTGCAAGAGTCAAGCCAGGAGCTGGTGCAAACTCTTATACTCTAGTTAAGAGTATTGCAGAGGAACTCAGAGGACTTGCAGTAGAGTTTGATGTACCAATCATGAGTGCAACACAAACAACACGTAGTGGTTATGGTTCTACAGATGTGGAACTAACAGATACTTCAGAATCATTTGGATTACCAGCGACTGCAGACTTTATGTTTGCATTAATTACATCCGATGAACTAGAAGAACTAGACCAAATGGTAGTAAAACAATTAAAGAATAGATACAATGACCCAACCGTATTTAAAAGGTTTGTCATTGGTGTAGACAGAAGTAGAATGAAACTCTATGACTGTGAACAAGAAGCACAGGAAGAACTCATTGACTCAGCCGTTGAGAATGATGATGTTCCTGTATTTGATAGAGGAAGAAATGATGGACAACGAAGAGACTTCTCAGAGTTTAAGGTCTGACGATTTGTTATGGGGACACCCTATAACAGCAGTGACAATAAATTCAGACGGTATAGATGAATGGTTTAAAACCATAGACATTGATGAGTTATGTAAAGAAGAATTTACATTCAGTAAATGTAAAACATCACAAGGTGTGGAAGAGAATAATAATGTAGATTACAATGTTGTAACTGATACTGTATTTGATGAATTTCAACACTATCTAGAATCTCTAGGCCCAAATCAAATGTTGAAAAGTGTGTTAGAAGTTCCTTGGATTAATGTATATGAAGAACATGGATTCCAAGATGCACATGACCATCAAGGTGATAAGTTTTCTGATTTCTCATGGTGTTACATACATCAAGCTGGAGACTCACATATTGTATTTAAGAACAGACATGCTTCTAATAGTGAAGTTTGTTTAAAAGAGTTTTTACTTGCTTACGGAACCTCAGTAGATTATGTACCACCTTTAAAAGGTAAAGGAACTCTATACTTCTTTCCATCACACATCTATCATGCAGTATCACCAAACTTAAGTACTAATCCTAGGATAACATTATCGGGTAACATTAGAATAAAGGGAACTGATATCATGAGAATTGAAGATACTGTTATTACTGGATAATATATAGATGCTATAAATACTACTATATTATGACTACTAACTTGAAATCGACAGATGTGATAAGTGCAATTGAAGAAAAAATTGCATTGAAGAAGAAACTCCGAGAAGCCAAAAGAGAGAATAACGATACCGCCTCTAAGAAAATATCAAAGAAAATCGATAAAATCGATGATAAACTACATTCGACACCGCTCTCCAAAACATAAATAATTCAGTAAATACATACGGAGTTATACATGTCAGAACTTACAGACCTAATTGCAGTTCAAACTGCAGCTAAAACCAAATTACAAGACCAATTGGATTGGCATAATGGAGTGGACAAAACTTACTTCACTGGTGCATCTAAATCATCTACATCTCCAGCAGAGTGGACAGGAGCTGGTAGAAAAGCATTCTTAGTTTGGCATAATGCACAAGGTGTAAACGAAAATGAATTAGACCAACACTTTGTAGATATGTATGCAGAAATGCAAGGAACAGAAAACGGTTCTCCAGCAGGTGACTTTCAATATAATTCAGAAATGGTTGCAACCATTCAAGGTTCAATAGATTCTTATACAACAGACATGGCTCACATCCAAGCAAGAATCGATGCTGGTGATACAACCCTAGCAGACAGCTAAAAAATGCATAAATAGTAGACAAGGACACCATTTTGGTGTATAATATCTATTATGAGTGCAAAAAATCTACATTTAGAACATTTAGAAGACGAAATCATCAATCAAGGAATTGATGGTGGTCGTGGTGCAATTAACTTTCTTCAAGGTCTAAGAGACATGATGAAGGGTAATTCTTCTAGTTCTGTAAACATGACTGTTAAATGGGATGGAGCTCCTGCTATTTTCTGTGGAAAACACCCCGAGACTGGTCAATTCTTTGTTGCAAAGAAATCATTATTCAATAAGACACCATTGTTCTACACTTCTGAACATGATATAAAAAATGCAGAAGAACTAAGTGGACAACTCAAAGAGAAATTCTTAACATCATTCAAATATCTATCTAAACTATCTTGGTCAAATGTCATGCAAGGTGACTTGATGTATACAAACGATAAGAAAACACAAAAGATAGATGGTAAATCATTCATAACATTTCAACCAAACACAATTTTATATGCAGTGGATGAATCCTCAAACCTTGGTAAAGTTATAGCAGGTTCTAAGATGGGCATTGTATTCCACACCACATACGAGGGTAGTACTATAGAAGGATTGAGTGCATCATTTGGTGCAAACATATCTAAATTAGGTTCTAGTAGTGATGTATGGATAGATGATGCATCATACAAAGATGTCAGTGGTAATAGTTCAATGACTTCAAAGGAGACTCTCAAACTAACACAAGAGTTGACTGCAACAGGTAAAGCTTTCCATGGTATTACTAGGAAAGACTTACAGAAGTTTCAAGATATACAGATGACTATCACAAAGAAAGGTGCTGGTGCATCCTATAAGACTTACTGTAACTCATTAATCAGACAAGGTAAGTTCAATCCATCATTCGATGGGTACATTAAACACTTTGAAGGATATTGGAAAGATAAAGTTGTTGGTGGTGTTAAAACAGAGAAACACAAATTAATTAAAACAGAGATTGGTGAAGACCTTTCAAGAGAACTTAGAGGTCTTAAAAAGTTTATTACTAATCTTACTAGTTTCATGGGTCACTTGGTAGTTGCAAAACAGATTATTATTGTTGCCCTAAATAGAGTAAAGAGTATCGGAACATTCAAAAAGACTGCAAACGGATTCGAAGCAGTTAACCCCGAAGGTTACGTTGCAATCGACAGAACAGGTAAAGCTGTTAAACTTGTAGACCGTATGGAATTTGCATTTAACAACTTCACTGCAATCAAAAATTGGGATAAGTAATGAAACAATTCGGTAAATTTTTAACAGAAGCAAAAGACAAGGGTGTTGTATTTACATTCGGTAGATTCAATCCACCCACAACAGGTCATGCAAAATTAGTAGACAAGCTTAAAAAAGAAACCAGCGGTGGTTATCAACCAATGCTTTTCTCATCTCATTCAAACGACAAAAAGAAAAATCCATTAGACCATAAACTCAAAGTAAGATATCTTAAGAAGTTCTTTGGTAAGATAGTTGCAGACGTACAAGCACGTACTGTATTCGAGATTGCAAATGAATTACATAGACAAAATTTTAAACGTGTAAAGATGGTAGTTGGTTCAGATAGAATCAAAGAGTTCGAAATGTTACTCAAGAAATACAACGGAGTAAAAGCAAGACACGGCTACTACAAATTTGATGATATACAAATTGTATCAGCAGGAGAGAGAGACCCCGATGCAGATGACCTAAGTGGAATGAGTGCATCTAAGTTAAGAGCTCTTGCAGAAGTTGGTGACTTTAAAGCATTTGCACAAGGTGTTCCATCTAGAAATAAAAAAGATGTAGAACAACTATACAAAGATATCCGTAAAGGAATGGGTATCGTAGAATCCACACTACCCGATTATATGATTGAAGATTTAATCAATGAAGGAGTCTATGACCAAGGTACATTCAAAGCAGTGTTCTTTAGTGGTGGGCCTGGAAGTGGTAAGTCAACAGTGGTACAAAAGTTATCACTAAAAGCACTTGGTTTAAAGTTAGTTAATACAGATGCAGCTTTTGAAAATGGATTAAAGAAGGCAGGAATGTCACTTGATTTACGTGGTGCAGACTTTGATAAAGTTGACCCTATCCGTGCAAAAGCAAAGAATATCACTACAAAGAATATGAACAACTATATTGGTGGTAGACTTGGAATGATATTTGATACTACTAGTGCAAACATATCTAAAATACAAAAATATAAGAAATCATTAGATGCACTAGGATATGAGTCTAAGATGTTATTTGTCAGTGCATCATTAGACAACGCACAAAAAAGAAACGAAATGAGACCTAGAAAATTACCCAAAGAAATAGTTAAACAAGACTGGGATAAATCTAGAAAAAATGCAGATGCATTGAAAAAGATATTTGGTAGAGATTATGTAGAGATTACAAATGATGAAGACCTTAAATCTTTAGAAAAGAAATCTCTCAAACTATACACAAAACTTCTAGGTTGGAGTGGTTCATTCCCTAGTAACAAACAAGCCCTCAACTGGAAACAAGCAGAATTAGATGCTAAAAAACGATAAATAGTACTATGGACATATTAGACTCTATACTTAACGAAAGAAAAGTCAAACAAGACAAAGATATTGAAGACCGTAAAGGTACTCAACCATCTAAGTATTACGCAAAGGATGCTGATGGTGACGAAATGTCTAAGTCTACTAAACAAAAACGTGCAGCTCATTTTGCACAGAAGAAAGACGGCCCTGCACCTGGCGACCATAATGCAGATACCAAACCTTCGAAACACACTAAGAAGTATAAAGATATGTACGAAGGTGCTGGTAAATCACTTGCAAAGAAAGCTGACAAATCGGGTATTTCCAAAGGTATCCTACAACAGGTTTATAACAGAGGTGTGGCTGCATGGAAGACTGGTCATAGGCCAGGCACTACTCCAGAGCAATGGGGACATGCAAGAGTAAACTCTTTCATTACTAAAGGTAAAGGAACATGGGGTGGTGCAGATAAAGACCTTGCAAAGAAAGCTGGTGCATCTGAGTCAGTCCAAGAAGGAAAACTAGTTACCAGTGCTCGTGATATTATTGATTTAATCATGAAAAAGGTTGGTCAAAAAATGGAAGATGAACTCAAAAAGAATCCCGAAAAAGGTATTGGTCTCATCAACACAATCGGTGCAATGATTAAACATAAAGTTACCGATAAGAAACAAGAGAAAGGTAAACTATTTCTTAAGTTCGGTGACAATCTAGAAGGTGATGAACTATTCGAAGATGCAGCTGTAGATGCAGCGGAGTTAAAAGCAAAACAGGCAGGTGAACTTGAAAGACTTAAACTAAGACAAGAGGATGAACTTGAAGCTTTAACTAAAAGACACGAGAGAGAAACAGAAAGAATCGATGGTCAGAAAGAGAAAGAGACAGCAGACAAACAAATTCAAGCAAAACGTGATGCAGACAGAAAGAAAGCAGAAACGAAATCAGAAAGTTATAATACTATTTTAAAACTAAGAGGTATCAAATGAGTGGAAATAAAACAAACAACGGAGTACACGAAGTGGGTACCGATGAAACTTTAAAGGCGTATCAAGACGATACACCAGGCCAACAAGTAGAGAAGTATCTATCACAAGTTAAAGTGGTCAATGAACAGAGACAGAAGAAACATTTCTCTTCTAAGTATCCTAATCCATTAAAAGGGTTTCCTTATAATGAAGAGAAACTAGAAGAAGCATGTTGGGATGGTTATGTTCAGAAAGGGTTCAAGATGAAAAATGGTAAACAAGTACCAAACTGTGTCCCTATAGGTGAAGAACTTGAAGAAGTAAATGAAATATTTGGTATTTCACAAGACTCTAGATATAGAGCAAAAGTAATGAAGATGCTTGATGACGAGGGTATCAAATATAAAAAAGACGGTAGAAACGCACTCATTATTTTAGGAGTTAAACCAAAAGACCAAAAGAAATTACTCAATAGAATACATAAAGAATTTGGTATGTCTTCTTACAGTATGATTGATGAAGGTAAAAACCTTGAAGAAGCAAAGTATACTAATATACACAACAAAATTAAAAACATCAAAAATCTTAAAAGAAAAGAATCAGAGTTTATTGCAAATATAGACCCAGCAGTCATGGGACAAGTCGTTAAAGCACTTATGCCTATGTTCGAAGAGGTAGACTTGGAAGATTAATGAAAACGCTGAGAGAAGTCGCAATAGACGAAACATTAGAGTCTTTGCAGTCAGAAGGTATCAACCTTACAGATAACCCATTCCGATTGGGGTCAATGATGTACTTTGAAATCATCAAAGAAGCACGAAAGCTTATTGCTGAAGACAGGTACACACTCACAGAAGTCGACAAACAAATCATAGAAACAGACCTAGGTCAATTCGAAGTATACGAAGGGAACATTGTTCCTTTAGATTGTCCTATGATTATGGAAG